GGTTAGAATATACACATATCGGTGCTTACGGGGTTCTCTTTTAATCCAGAATGGGCTTGTAACCATTGTCTGAATTATCTTCGGGTCATTCGTTCCGTACTTCACATAAGAAGTTCGAGAATGATGCCATTCATCATCTTCACTCCATTTGAAACTCCAACTATCCGACCATCTGATTTTGTTACCCTGATATATCCAATTGGTAGCTTGATATACCGTTCCTAAGTGTCCTGCGTTTGGGTCTGAATAAGATATTAGGGCTTTAATGTGTGGCGCATTTTCTCTTAACCAATCAAAAGTTTGTCCAACAAACCAACTCTCAATGTTACTACCATACCCATCAAATACGAATAGTCGTGTTAATTCTAATACACCATCTCTAGGAAGTAATTCGGAAATTGATGCGCCGGCATTTCTACCTACCGGGTCACCATAACAGGCTACGCCAACTAATTGTTCATTCACTCCACTAAAAAATGAATGTTCTTCATCAGAAAGATAAAATAAGCCTATGGCATAGGATACCTTTGTCCATATTCCACTGTAATGGTTATTGACAATGATATCCTTTGCAATACTCTTATTGATTTCTCTTATTGAGAATTTAGATATGTCACAATATTGTTTACCTTCTACTTTCATAAGCTTCCAGACCAAAATTCATTTAGATGCGCCCAAGTTTTACGTTGAACTATCTTCATTACATTGGCTGGCGAAACCTTATTGTTACGGGCAATCACCTTTACATTTCGGTGTCCCATATTCCATAATCTTCTAATGTTTAGAACTTGGTCATCTGTCAACTTTGCAGCTGGATGAGTTTGTCCTCTTAAAATAGCCATGTAACCTTTATTATTTAATTTTATTTTAATGCTTCGTTGATAGCATTTGTATATGCCATCTTAGATGATAATCCTTGAAATCTTTCAACAACCACACCATCTTTTTCAACAACAACTAATGGAATTGATGTTACATTATATTGTTGTGCTTCTTCTGGTGAGTTATCAACATCATATTCAATGATAGTTGCTTTACCAGCAAATTCAGTTTTAAGTCCTTCTAATACTGGTTGTAATGCTCTACAAGGACCACACCATACTGCTCCGAATTTTTTAACTATTACGCTCATCTTTTTTTGTTTTATATTGTTTGTTTAATTCTATATTTCCTTTTATATATGTAGGTTCATAAGGACAGTGTCTACAACCACTACCACAACAATAGCCACGCTCTATGTGATATTCGGGTGTAAACACTATCTTACTTCCTTCAAAGTAATAAAGTTCTTCTCTTTCTTTATTTAACTTCACAAGCTCCTCCCGCACATGCTAACTCACCACTTAAATCAGTTGTATCTTCCAACTCTATAACTTTTGATAAATCAACATCTGTTAAAGTCTTAAGTAATTCTTCGTACTTTTCTTTTGTACAATCTTCAAATGGCGCTTGAATGTAAGTACCACCATCATAAGGTAATACTGATAATCCATTATATGCATCTTTATTTTCCCACATCCATTCTCCAACTGCTTTCCACTCATGTTCTCTAATAGAAACTGTTGCAGATACGTTGTGAGTATTACTACCGCTTCTATGACCTGGCTTAATCCATTCGTTATGAACTTTCTTAACTCTTTCTAATAATTGAATTGGAGATTCAGTTCTTAAAATAGCATCTGCTGGTGCTTTTTGTGGAATACCAATTACTGCGGTATCATGTGGTCTGAAATATTCATCTTCTACTAATTCAGAATGATGTAATGTTAAGTGAGAATAAATTGATTCATTCTTACCAACTCTTACTCTACGAATATAGTAATCATTATGCCAAGCGTGAATACCAGATGATGTACCTAAAGTTAAAGATGTTGTTCCTGCAGGTTTTACAGTTGTACATCTAGCTGAAGCGTTGATTCCAATTAATTCAGCTATTCTTTTGTTTTCTTCTTTTACAGCTTTAGCTGCTGCTTTCATATCAGCTTTTAATACTGCACCACTTCCGATACCTGTCATAGATACACCAATTAATGCATCCTTTTCAGTTGTTCTTTGCCAAATTGGTCTTAGGTAATGGAAATCAGTATAGCCTGCTTGTAATGTTCCTATAAATGCTGCTGCTTTAACTCTTGCTTCTAAATCAGCTTGGTCTGCAATATCACTTACGTTTACTTCACATAAGTTACAGAACTGATAAGGTCTTAATGCAATCTCACAACAAGGGTTAGTTCCCCAATCTTTATCGTTTGATAAATAAATACCAGGTTCACCAGCTCCACTTGCTTCAATTCTTTTCCACAATTCCATAAAATATTCTTTAGTAATTTTATGTCTCATCAATACTGCTGAGTTATTTGCTCTACCTCTTTGTGGATTACTTTCCCACCACGCACCACTCTTACAACTAATCATCTTCTCATCGGTTGCTGAGAATAATGAAATGAGTGCTGCTCTACGAATACCACCTGCTAATACTGCATCAGCAATGTGGCAAATTATATCATGTACTTCAATTGGTTGTAATTTATCTCCATCATTTTTTGAATCTAAGATACCTTCTACTTTAATCAAACACTCTTTAAGTGGTTGAGGACCAGGTGCTTTACCACCAGATGTAATTAATCTAGCGCCTTTTGGTCTGATATCTCTAAAATCAAATACAGGTTTACTTCCGCCAAAGAAGTATGCTTTCATTAATACTAATACCGCATCTGCCCAACCTTCAATAGAATCACCAATAAGAAATCTTCTTGTCTTATCGGAATTTGGTTTTCTAATTTCAGGTAATTCATCAACATGATGCTTTTGTACAGAGTAACCAACACCCGTTCCACCTAATAATAAAAACATAATTTCTGAGAATACTCTCCAATCATCTGCTGGGGCAAATGCGCAGTTATAAATTCTATTTGGTGAAATTTCAATTGGTTTACCAGCAAATTGCATTGAACGCATTGAAGGTAACACCTTTTTATCGTACACGAATTTATAGTTTTCTTTAATTTCTTTTTTTAATTTAGGATACTTTTTAATATGCATTTCCATATTACGAGTAACCAATTCTTCCCATGTTTCTCTCCTTTGTAATTCCGGTTGATACTTAGCGTATTTCATATAAACCGTAATGTCTGATAAAATTCGTGTTGAAATGTCCATTTTTTTGTTAAAATTTAATTGTTTAGTGAGTTTGATTTTTTTCGGGAAAACCCGAAAATAAAAAAATAAATATACTGTCTATCACTAAACGATTCAAGTTTGTGGATAAAAAATCCACTTTTTTTAAATTTTTATTGGTGTCAAAATTCCACCCTATTAAAACATAATGAAAGGGGAGACTAGCTCCCCTATCAATTAAGCTGCTTTTTGTTCTTCTGTTGAAGCTTTCTTATAAGCAGTTACCAATTTTTTCAACTCACCAATTGCTTTTCTAGCTCTTGATTTGTTTACTTTTTTAGTTCCGTTGTGCTCTGTTTCAAATGTTGTGAAAAGAGTCTTCATTTGCTCAAATAATTCTTGACTTGTCATAGTTTTTATTTTTTAATTGTTATCCTAAGCCCGTATTGGTATTTGGTTTGTTACCAGCCGGCATTGCTTCCAAATATTTTTTATGTAACATTTGTCTTTCCATTTCGGCCCCATTAGCACTTTCTTTAGTTGCCATCATTCCATCTGCTGATGTAGCGGTGTAAACATCTAAAGTACCATGTGTGGTATCCATCTTTGCTGGAAAAGTGATACCATCTTGTCCGAAACGATTTTTCATAATATGCACTCTAGCAGTATTATTCAATTTATCTTTTGCTTTTCTACTCAAACTCATAATAAAATCGGCGTTCATTACTTTAGCGTAAGAATCTGCAATCTTATCCGCTTCAATAACTTCCGAATCAATTGCTGAACGATTTGTTTGTGATGCTGTCCAAACAGGCAATCCTATCTCACCACCCATTCCTCTTAAATCAATATACACACCACCTTGCTCAGCGTATGTACTATCGGTTTTGTTTGAATGTGATAATAACAAGTCAGCGTAATCCACAATAACTAAATCGGGTTTATTACCGGCTGCTATCATCTTTTCTAAGTGAGCTTGAATTGTTTTGGAACTTGCAGCTTTTGGTGGAAAATATTTAATCTTAAGTTTACCTCTTAATTTCTTTAAAGAATGTAATACTTCTTCTTTTTTATCTGCCAATTCATGTGATGCTATATGTGAGAATACAGTATCGTATCTCAATCCCACATATTCTTGCGATAATTCTAATGAATAATGTGCTACAGTTTTTCCAGCTTTTACAGCTGCCGCTCCTAAAGCACATAATACCCAAGTCTTACCAACACCAGAAGGTGCTACCACAACTCCCAATTCGCCAGGTCCTAATCCACCATTCATTAACTCATTAATACAATCCCAATCAGTTGCTACCGTATCTCTTTTTGTTTCATCATATCTTCTTTCAAAGTCTATGAGGTAATCCATACCTAAATCCGAATCAACTCCTACCTTCATTGCTTTATCAACCAACTCTTTGATTTTATCATAGTTGCCCGATTTTAACAAATCAATAGATTGTACAATTACATTTTTTAAGTTTTGATTAATACAAAATGCGGTGAACTCATCTTTAATGTATTCAAAATCAGTATTACCAATATTTTGATAAACTTCTTTTAATTGAGCTACAATTGTTTTTTGTAAAGATTGATTTTCTAGTTTAGATACTTGAACTTTAAATACATCTAAAGAAGGCACTTTGTTATACTCTTTATGGTGAGAAACAATCTCATCCACAATCCACTTATTAGCTTCCGATTCAAAGAATTTTTTATGGATTACATCAGATAATGTATCCATCATTCTCTCATCAGTTAATAAGGCTGATATAACTTTTGTTTGAAATGATTGCCCGTATTTCGATAGTGTATCTTCGCTCTGCATATTTTAATTGGTTTACAAATATACAACAATTTAGTGATTTCACCAAATTATTCTACTATTATATTTGTATATGTTGATTTTAACCAATCGTTAATGTCTTTCCAATTTTGAAGGATTTTGTACTTCATAGCGGTTTTAATAAATTCAAACTTATCAAACTTTTTGTTTGGTTCATCGAATCTATCATTGATTTTCAATTTAGTATTTGTATTGATATGTGGTTCTTGCAATTGCATGATTTGTCTATTTCTCAAAACATCATCTTTAGCTGCAAGTATATCATCATAGATTTTAGCTTCTCCTTTTTTATCTTCACATAGTTGAAAAAACTCATCAAAAGTTATTTCTCTATCTTCGGATAATTCAGGAAATCTTTTAAGAACAGTCTTTAATCCACACCCTTTTACACCAGGCACATTATCAGAATTATCTCCATCTAATGTTCTGAATAGTAAAAGATTTTGCGGATACATTCCCCATTCTTCTTTAACCATTTCTCTATTGTATAATTTCTTTTTAGTTGGTGAATAAACAAATGTCTTATCATCAACTAATTGTAAGAAATCTTTATCAGTAGAAACAATATAACATTCCTCATCTTCTGCTAATACATGCTTAGCAATATGTCCGATTACGTCATCTGCTTCAATACCATCATATATCATTGTTGTAATTGGTAAACTATCTAATAAGTCTACTAACCACACAAATTGTCTTTTCATTGAAAGTTGTTCATCTTCTTGAGTCATCATTTCAGGATACTGACGATTAACTCTAAAACGATTCTTACCTCTATCAGCTTTATAGCCTTCAAATAATTCTTTCCTACCTTTAGAACCACCTTTACCATCAAAGGTTAAGATAACTCTAGTTGGATTGAATTGGCGGATTTGACTTCCGATTGAATTTAATGAACCAATAACTCCACCCGTATGCTCCCCATCCTCATTCATTGTAGGATTGGTAGTCCAACTACGGATGAAGGTATTGAGTCCATCTATGATAAGAACTCTACCATTCCTTACCCTTTGGATATTGGATTCATGTTCTGTTTCAACTTCATTAAGTAATTTTTTGTAAAGTTCTTTCATTGTTTGTAACCTTTATTAATCACCTATTACTTCTGAGTCTGTTACCAAACTATCAGTATCAAGTGAATCTTTTTTGTATTGTAAAATTGTTGCTTCGCAAATTCTTTTGTAAATTTGCTCTTTAACTTCTTGATTATTTTCTAATGTAGAAGGGAAATCTTTCGCTTGAAACTTAATCACTTCGCCTGAATCAATATCAATATATTCATACCAAGCTCCTGATTGTTTTACGATGTTATTCTCTTTCATCATACCTAACCAAGCTCCGTAGTTATCAATTCCTCTATCAAAGAAGATATCAAAATCGGCGGAACGTAACGGCGGTCCCATCCTATTTTTTACTACCTGACAACGAACTTTAATACCTACGATTCTTTCGTTACCATTTTCTTTAGCTTTAATCGTTCCCATACTCTTTAATCTCAAACGAACCGATGCGTGGAAAGCGATTGCTTTACCACCCGATGTAGTCCAAGGGTCAGAGAATGGCATTGCGTTCATCTTCTGTCTTAATTGGTTTGTGAAAACCAAAGTGATTTTCTGTCTACCAATAAGGTTTGTGATTTTACGCATTGCTTTGGAAATGATAATTGCTTTATCCGTAGCGTAACCATCTTTACCATAATCAGCTTCCATCTCCTTTTCAGTTGATGCTGCTGCTACTGAATCCACAACGATTGTTACATACTTATCCTTTGAGTTAGTTCTCACTTTCTCAATAATAGTTTCAGTATATTCGAAACATTGTTCAACAGTCTCAGCTGCTACATAAAGTAACTTTGATGTATCTACTCCAATGGCTTCTAAGAACTCTCTACTTACGGCGTTCTCAGTATCAATCAACACTGCAATACCACCTAACTTTTGTGTTTCGGCAAGTAAGTGAGCTGATAATAATGATTTACCGCTTTGTTCCAAACCTGTCACTTCAGTAATTCTACCAACAGGTAAACCACCATAAGGGCGATTTGAGATAGCCACATCTAACATTGATGCTCCGGTTGAAATCCATCCCTCTACATTAGTGGGAGCTTCATCCGAGTCCAAAAAGAATGCTACCTTTTGGTCTTTTGATTGTTTGTTAAGGGACTCCGCTAGCACTTCTGCTAAGTCCACTTCCTTAGTTGCTTTCGCCATATTAACTTATTTATTTTATGAATTGAAAAGGTCATCAAATGCTGCTGCTACATCATCTACTTTCTTAGCTGGTGCTGCGGCTGGTTTTGATGGAGTTGTATCAAACGGTGCTTCATCATCATCATTAGCTGTTGAAGATAAAGTTTCAGCCGATACTGATTTTTCTTCATCAGATGTTGCTGATGGGTTTAACCAACCTTCTAATACATTTTTCAATTCTGCATAAGTTAATTCAGAATAAAGTTCAGTAATTTCTTTTTGCTCAGAAAGAAACTTATCATTCTCAGCTTTAGTTGCTGCTAATGGTGTTTCTTTTGGTTTAACACGAATTGTTGTTACAGGGTAAGAAGTACCACTGTCTTCTGCAGATACAACTTCAACGGTAATATCTCTACCAGTTTCTGGGTCAGTAATATCACCATAATCTGGGTCTGCCATATAACCAAGAATTTCTTGATATACAGTTTTACCAAAGCCCCAAAAACGAACACCTTCACCTTCTTCACCTCTTACCAATACTGGTACGAAAGTT